TTCTATTAAAACTGTCTGCTACTATAAGTTGTCCGTTCTGCTCTATCACAAGACATTCGTTGTTCCTGTAAAGTTTGGCAATTAGCTTATGTATGAATGCGCTTGAGTTCTGGTTTTTGTTTGGCTCAATGTTCCAAAGATAGTGTTCCCTGCCCTTGGTTTCTTTGCCATTCAAGAATGTCTTAAATTCACATTTACTGACTGCGTTGGCAATTATATTTACCGTGCTCCAAAACGCCAGCTCCCGGATATAGATATCAAATACAGCAGATAAGTATTCGTCGGTATAAAGTTGAGCATTGATGTTTGTGGGCACCGGTTTGCCCTTAAACTTACTTGCTAGCCATTCTATAATGTTCAATACTTCACCTTCTTTCTATGCCAAAATCACCGGCAAATCATAGAATGTACTTTGTCCGGTGTCGAGTTCATCTTCTATAACCATGCTTGCCACAAGTGCCATAAAAGGGTCGGTTTTCCGGCTCTTTGCCTCGATTTTTGCATAATAAAAATTGCCAGTATCTGTACCTGTTTTTTTGCCTGCACGTACCCTTTTAGTATTATTAGTCGCCCATCTTAATGCGGGATTATCTCCCCATATAAAAAGCTGTTTATTAAAGCAACTCTCTATTACCGGCTGTATTCTCATTATGTCAGTTGGTTTAACCAAATATAGATTTTTTCTTTCTTTTGGATCAAAACCGATTTTTTCAAGTGCATCTTTCATGAGTGCATACCGGTAATTATCTATTGCTATTTTCTTTATGTTATATTTTTGAGCCATCTCAGTGATATATTCTGTCAACAACTCTGGACTTATTTCTACATCATCAACCGGTACACATTGTTCCCATGTTTGCCATGGTGCTTTTACCCGGAATAATTCAGGGTTCTGTGTGCATACCCAATACCGGCCAAAATCATATCTCAGGTCGNCTTTGCGAAAATGGAAGTTAACTGCAGCCCAGTCTCTCAAGGAGGCATAGTCAATACCGACTGTACAACTCCAACCCGTTAAATCCGGTAAGGGTTTATTTGTGGCAGCTATGTTATCCCATTCTGTCACTTGCAGTTCACGATTGCCCTTTGGTATATTCATCCGCTTTGTATAAAACTCTTCCTCTTTGGCGGGTTGATATTTCATTTCTATAAACACTTTTTCCATCTCAAGCTTAAGAGATGGTAGATATTTCAATGACGGATTGGCCTTGTGCCACATTTCAGGATTAAGTGCCTCATCTTCGTTGTCTATGCGGTAAATCAGCGGCAACCAACGTAAGTCTTTTATTTCGCCATTTAGGATATTCTCAGCTATATTCAGCATGTCATCAAGGACACCCTCACGGACATTTCCGTTAGTGGTTATATAAAATTCCCTTGAGTGTTTGCGCTTACCAAAAGCAGATGTAAAAACCTTTATCTGATCATAGTTCTCATACTGATGTACCTCATCAAATATTAGGCATCCAATACGTTTGCTGTCCTTTGTCTTTGCATTGGATGTGTTATATTTGATATACGATTTAGTCTTTAAATTGACTATCTTTTCCTTAGACTTGTAGAAAAACTTCTTTGACTTGGCCCATGTTCTTTCGAGAACATCATATATATCATTAAATGATGTCAACGCTTGGTCCTCTGCATTGGCAACTATGTCGATGTTGTACCCCATGATGCCATGATAATGAGTTGTCAAATACCATGCTATAGGGGAAATAAAGCCATTTTTACCGTTTCCCCTGCCCATCATAATAAAGAATGTAGAGAAAACAACTGTATCATCTGACTTGTAATAACAATGGATTAAAGCCAAAACAAATAATTCCCAATCAAAAAGAGATACCTCAAAGTATCTCTCTATTAATTCCACAGCTTTATCAATTTTCTCGGCATCTATAAACACATCCGGGTTATTGAGCTTGTATTCGATATAGTCACAGGCCAACAATATATCTTTACCGACTATGTTTTTACCGGACCGGCAATAATCTATATATTGGTCAATATAAGGGTGGTAATCTTTTTGTCTACATTTCATCGTCGCCGTCATCCGGATCACCATCCTGAGATGGCTTCAGACCTAGGGCGGCCAAAAGCTTTATCATTTGCTGATTTACTTTTACCAGCATATCAACGCTGTCATTCTTTTTATGACCCCATTGATTTGCGCCGTTCTGCCATTTAACGGTAACGCCCCGGTCCTTAATGTCGGCTATCAATTTCTTTTTTGTATCCCAAAGTTCCATATAGTCATTAACCAAATCAATATAGTACTGGCCGACCGTACCGTTGCGCTCCAACTGATCAAGTAAATCTTGCTTTATTTCCGATTTTTTAATTCTTTTTGCCATTTACCACCCCTCCCCTCATGTGAGAATTTCAAAATTTCTGTTTTGTCCACCCCATGGCCGAGTAACGAGGTCCAAATTAAATCTTAAACTTTACCGACCGGGGGTATGCGCAGTACATACGTTTGCGCTCCTCTCTGTCCGTGGCAACAAGATTCGGTATAAACAACGGACTGTTACACTTTGGACATTTACGACCATCCGCTGTATTTTTATGATATGTTTTCTCGTACCCACAATCTCTGCATTTTAATGTAATATGTATCACCCTTACCACCTTTCCTCTGTCAATGGTTTCTTCTCCTTCTGCCTATATCCATGTCTTGCTTCATGGCAATCATGACACAACGGAATAAGATTCTGATATTCCTTACCTTGAAATATGTAAGTCTTGCTTAATGCCAACTCTGGGTGATTCTTTACATACTGTACATGATGTACTGTATCAGCTTTTTTATAAAATCCTTTATCCTTACAATCTAAACAACCAAATTCCTTATATTCTTTTAGGACTTCTCGCCTTAGCTTTCGCCATTCTTTAGATACATAAAACTCATGCAGTCTATTCTCTGCTAAGAGTTGTCTTATCCATTTACCGCATTGTTCTTGTGTCATGGCATCACCGATTTCAAGTCATAATAAAAGCATCCCGAAGGATGCTTTAAATAATCTTTGATGCATTACTATTTATTGTTTTGATTAACCTATCTTTACGGATATAAATTATTTTGTCCTTGTAATCAGTGAGCGGTTTATCTGGGTATTTATCCTCATTTTGTTACTAGCATTAAAATTTCGAGATCTTATTAAATTATTATCAGACATAAAACATTAAATATTATAAAAAATATATTATTTTTTTTCATTTAATTTTTCAATAGCTTGTTCGATTGCATTTATATAAAGTAATCTATATATATTAAAAACAAAGCTTTTTGTTTCCCATATTAGAGCAAAATGATAATAATAGTAGATTGTTAAAAAAATAGTAGAAAGTATTTCATTTATTATATTTGGTAATGGCAAAGCTGCATAAGGTGATATGTTTTTAATTATTAATAAACAACATAAATTAATAAGAATACTAAAAACATATAACAGCATTATATTTAAAAAATATTCATTTGTCATTTGTAAATATGTCATATCATCTTTATATTTTTCTAAAAAACGCAATAATACATTTTTATTTAATAAAGCTTGAAAAAAAACATAACCACTAAAAATAATTGCAAAAAGCGCTAATATTACTCCATTAATTAATTCAATTCCATTTATAAAATATGTAATAGTATCTATTGATAAACTATTTCGTATAGCTATAAATCCTGATAATAAAAAGAATATTAAATTTATTAATATATGCTTTTTATCAGGTTTTAATTCTTTAAATGCCTCAATTAAGGCTTGATCTGACGTCTTTTTACTAAAAAAAAGTTTATTGATGCTATTCGGATCTATTTTACCATTCATCTAAAACCTCCTAACAAGTACTACTCTATTAATCTTTTAATTATATTCTTTTTTTGATTATATAATAATCTATTACTATTACTAACAAACTGTAAACTTTTTACCTCTGATAAATAATCTTTCATGATATTTGGATCATTAATACTCTCCTCATCCAAATTCCATGTTACTTGTTCTGAAACATTATCATTACTAATTTTACCTCTAGTATTATTTTTATACCTTACATACATTGTTGAATCCACAATTCCCTGTGAAGCATCAAGTAACTCTATGACGCCCTCTTTTGAATTAGGTGAATTTAAGATAATATTGCCTGTTTTTGCATCAACTAATTTCCTTAAGTCTGTTGAAAAGCTTTGTAAGAGACCTTCGATATCCCAATCACCATTTAAAGGATAAAATCTAAGTTTCAGCTTTTCAATTTTTTCAACTGGTTCTAGAGCTTTTTCTAAATCTTCTCTAATTGGAATACCAACTATGTTAACAACTGGAAACGGAAACTTATTATTTAAACGATTTTTATTTTCTTTTCTTATATACTGGTCCAAAATATATCTAGTAGTAGATGCAAAAGATCTAATATCAGGGCTTCCCTTTTGGTTTTTTATCAGAACCATACGATGATTTTTCAAAAGTATATAAAATACTGAATAAGGAGCTGTCGGATATTTATCATTTTTTGAAATTAATTGATTATCTTGTACGATAGATTTTATTTCTAAAACAGTTTGTCTTATATATTTACCAGTTAAAGCATAATCTTCGTCTCCTAAATCTACTAATTTTACATCAAGAAAAAAATATATATCAGTATCAGGATTATCTTTATATCTATGATATCGTTTTATATCACTTCTAAAGGCTGGGTATACTATTGTATCAAAAAACTCCAATAAAGGACCTTCATTTTCACCAAAAGTAATATTGAAATTGGCTATAAAAACATTATTATTCATATTAATCCCTCCCTATTATTTACCACAATTATACATCATATTACATAATTCTGCAATACAAAGGCACCCGGCGCAGCCAACCGGATGCCATGATCTATGTAAAAGGAGGTTAATCTTTTGTATTTTATTACAATGTCTCTAAGTATAATTTAACATATATTTGTGTGCATTACTATGCAATATTGAAATTACTTAAAGCTCTGCTATGCAAGTAATGCGTTTGTCGCGAGCTGTAGCCAATTTCAATGCATATCTGCTCCCATGGCTTGAACTCTATGTACCGTTTTCGTAGGATATCAGCTTCAATCCCGTCCGGCATATCAGCTATTCTATCCTCTATTTCCAATTTTCGCTTTATGCATACTGCCCTCAATCTTACTATCTTTGTGTATACCTCTTCTATTCGGACCATTACATCAGACAAATCCGTCTGATTATGTGCCTTAGGCATGTCCGAAATAGAAGGTATCTTAGCTGATTCTTCCGTTTCCCGTAAAGACTGTAACTGATCTTCCAATGATTTTAGTTTATTGCATAGTTTTTTATAGCTGTTAAGGTATTCTTTCTTTTTCTCATTCTCTGTCAAATTATCACCCCTTAGATATGAGTGCATTAAGTTTATCCAATATCTTATATACCAACTTAATAGGCTTCTCAATTGCTTTGTTCCATGCCTTTTCAATCTCTTTGATTTTGTATACATCACACTTTATTCCCATGCAATCATTACAGTTTAAACATCCCACTTACACCACTCCTTTTATTCTTTCCGGGATATTCACATTTCGGAATCTCATATGTAGCCTTGTCCATAATGTAAAGTAATCTATGCACGTTTCATAACCAAAACCATTGTGGCAAAGAACATAATGCGGATAGAATGCAACTATATGAACTCTTTGCAGGCCAGTTTCGCTGTCTACCGTTATGGTTTGTCCATGTTTTACTTTTTGCATCACTTCTCGTTTTATTTGATCATGTGTAATGTTTATTTTTTCACTTTCCTGTGTCCGCATTATTTACACCACCTTTCAAGGCTTTTTCCGCTTCTTGCCGTGTAAGGAATACCGTTTCCCCCAATTCTTTTTCATTAAATCCTTCAGCCCCGCTAGAAATACCTTCTATTATCTCCCATTTATAGAAAACATTTTTGTGTCCATATTCATATGTATTAATTTCTGTAATAATATAACCAGACACAGTGTTTGTATTTTTGTTTACCTCATAAACCATATCTCCAATTTTGCATTGGTATCTTGTTATTAACCCTTGCGCCTCAGCCATCTTTATTTCACCAAGCATTGACGCCCACTTTTGTGCTTCGCCCCGCCAGAAGTCACGCTGTAGTTTAATAGATTCCATTTCATTGTCATTCTTTATTCTTGCCCCATACATTACCATATTAGCTACTCCTGCTATAGCCCCGTGTTGATGTAAGACTATTGTCCCGTCCAACTTTATATAGACGCCATAGTCTTTGAAATCTGGATCGTTTTCTATATCAACCGTTTCATTTGTGATTTTGTTATATATTTCTATTTGCATTTCTTTACCTCCCCAAATTTTAGTTTTACTAACTAATGTATTCTTCAAATTTACTGACAGTCTCGTATATCGATCGCATATTAACCCATCTTTGTAATTTTCGTGTAATATGCCCTTTAGGTAGCTTATCTTTGTTATAAATCATCACATAAGGCCAGTATCCTAAATCTCTAAGTGTATATATCCTTTCTAAATCCTGATCATGCGTGGTATCAAAATTAGTCAGCACATATACACCCATCTTTCGTCTATCCCAACCGGTTATTTCTTTGAACATACGAAACTTAGAAACTATATTGTCTTTGTCACTATATCTGTCCCAAGCAAAATGTATCTGCTTAACTTTAATTTGCTTTATCATTTCTGCCTTTTCTTCAGTCATGAGCCGAATATCAACGCCCTGGGAGAAGTCAACCCAAGCTTTACTATCAATAAGTTGTTGCAATATATCTTTCCATTCCTTACTGGCGAGTAGGTTTGGATCCAAAAGAACTATATTTTTCTGCCCATGCCAGAATTCTGTTAAGTCTGCAACTTTTCGGCTTATCAAACCTTCCTTGTGTCCTACTATACAAAAATTACAATTGCGCGGACATCCTCTTGTTATAAAGCCATATGCTGTATTTTTTATTCCGTATAAATCATAGTCAGGATATATATGCTCTATTTCATCCTGGAGGAATTGTCCTCCATCTGGGTAGAAATAACCAGTTCCGCCTTTTACAATGTCCTTAGCATATACTTGATTGTTATAATCTGGTGTAAAAGTGAACACTTTAGACATATATACTCTGTCATATTCGCCGTCACACAATGCTTTAATTGGATCGTACCATTCAACAGTATCTCCTTGTTGTTTATGCCATGCGGATAACTTCATCAGGGGCAAGTTCGGGAAATTATGTCCGTCTACATCTATTAATCCTATCTTCGATTTAATCACATCCTTTTAGTGAGCAAAATCTTAATTTCTTTTAACGGACAATCTGGATGCCTGCTATTTTTTGGCGTATATATTGGCATATAGTGGTTTTTGCTTGATAATATATCGCATATACCGGTAATCTTATAAAACAAACACTCTTCACAAAGATTTGGCATTTTATTTAATTCGAGTATTGCTTTGTTCATTCCGATTCCTCCGTGTTTTCATATCTTTATTCTGTCTGCTCTTTTCTGCAATTTTGGAAATTAAATCAGCAATAATTATTCCTGTCCTTGTTAAGTCTGCATCATTTTGTATTAGCCTGTTTTGATTTAATCTTGCGAGTTGAGCTCGAGACACTAATATTAAGTTGTTAATATTAAAATTGGTCTTATCGCCGTCTCCGAAAATAACAACATGGCCTTTAGGTATAGGTCCATTATGCTGTTCCCATATAATGTTATGCTTTAGTCTCCATTTATTTGGATCAGCAACTTTTACTTCCGTATATCCGTCTTTGGTTATTCTCTCGGACCCTACAGGTCGATAATTTGCTGGAATGTGACCTTTACCGAACCATGTTTTTTCACAGCCTTTGTAATATTCTCCTTTTCTTCCTTTATTCCATGGAGTATGTCCTTGCTCAAAATATCCAGT